TTTTCATGTTGTCCATACTTTTCGTGATACTTTATAAAAACAAAACCAAGTGCTTCTAACCACTTTATAGCAGAATCATTCTCTGCATATACAAAATTATATAAGAGTTTATAAGATTTCAACAAACTATCTACCCATTGTCGACCTTTTCTTATAAGTTGTATCTTATATTTTTTATTAGAAAACAATTCATCTGTACATATCATCCATATACAACCATCTTTTATTACTCCACATAAACCCATAGGTTGATCTTTGTCACCAGCTATTGTAAGTACTCTTTGACCAAACAAATAACATAAACGTAAAGCTTCTTCTGGGTCTTTACCTGTTTGATATAAACCTTCTAACCTATCCATCTGTCTCATGTTTTGGCATACATAATTAAGATCTGATACTTTTGATTTTCTTAAATATCCCATTAAGCTCTTCTACTCCTCATGTGAAAGACTCCTTCATATTCTGCACTAGCTAATAAAGTAGGCAAGAAAGTATTGTTCTTGACATCTATATCTACTCTATCTGATTTGCTCATAATAGGTACTTTAAATGTTCCTGTGTCTAAATTAATCTGACCAATAGAAGCAGAAGCAGCACCAAGCAAACGACCAGTAAATTTATGTAGAGATGTGTCTCTATTCTCAGGTGTTACTTCTACTTGAAAGAAACCAGAATCTTCATACTTAATATAAAAATGATGTATTTGTAATCGACCACTTATAAGCTCAGTAGCACCTCCACCACCTTGAGTTAGTCTCTGTTGACTAAACCTATAGTGCATTTCATAAGGTTCGCCAATAATAAATTTACTATTTCTAAAGTCTCCTGTAGCAGTAATAGTAGAAGTAGAACCATTAGTTGCATTAGTAGTCGTAAGTGCTTGCCCTGACACAAGAGTTTTTGTATTGCCTTGAGCATCTACAAATGTACTTGTTTGTCCATCAGCTAGATACCTGCCAACTATATTCATGTTTGCTCTTAGTCTATAAGGAACTGTAAAAGTAGATAGACCAGTACCAGAGCTATAAGATACTGATACACCAGTAGTTGCTTCAGTTACTTTATGGTCTAGATGATATTCAAAGTCTGCATTAGCTTCTCTAAAGTTTGTCTCAAATGGTATCTTTTCTAGGGTGACACCATTAGCTTCTTCTACAACCATTATCAAATCAGTACCAATAAAATCAACATTTAAAATAGACCTGTTACTGTTTAATGTATAAGTAAACCAAGCATTTAAAGCTTTACTAAAGCCATCTCCATATAACCATCTGTTTACATATAGCTTATTTGGATTCTCTGTACCAAGCAAAACAAGAATATCTTGGTTGTTAGATACTGCCATTTTAAAAATGCCACTTGGTATCAGTCTTGGTACATGAATAGTTGTGTTAGCTGCATCTTGGATCTGTTGATTACCTGCAATAATATATTCTCTGATACCAGCAAAAGAACCTTTCTTAGTTAAGAAATAAATAGAAGAACCAGAACCTACAGGTTGTGCTGCTGCGTTACTTTCAAACTCAGTTTGTACAAGTACGTTAGCTGTTGAAGGTGTAAGGTTGTCTGCTGAACTTGATAATACAAATTGCGTTTGTTCAGAAAATAATATAAGTTTTTCTCCCATAGTTACTGCGTGTTTTAAGATCGCAACTTTGGTATGAGAAGCAGCTACATCTATGGGTTCAGTATCTAAAACCGATATGACTGTTTCAGAAAAGAAGTTAAAGAACTCTGATACTGTTGAAAGTATTACATTGTCTGCTGCTAAAAAACCAAGTCTATTTCTAAAGAAGAATACGTTATTGATTTTATTACCAATAAAAGAAGGGTTAGGTGAAGAAACTAAATCACCAACAACACGTTCACCCCATTTAGGTAATGTATAAGTAGTACCAGATAATGTATAAGTATCACCATCTACTCTTGCAAATCTAAAATTACCATCTGCCTGTCGTATTAAAACATGGGGCATGGTTGCATAATCAAATTTAAAAGTTATACCAGCTTCTACTGTTTCTTGCCATTGCCCTTCTTCTAAAGCATTACCATTATTAGTTGTAAATTTAACGTAGTAGTTATCAAAATTTGTACCCTCATCACCTGTAATCTCTACTACATATCCATTAGGTGACACATTTGGTAGATCAGTAAATTGCTGTACTGAATTTTTTATTACTGTCATCTTGGTATTACCTTGAGTATCAGTACCATCTATAGAAAAATCACTACCATCAGTTTTCTTTATATGAATTACAGGACCATTCCTAGCAATCGTAAAACCTGTAAGACCAGAATTTAATCCAGCAGCAAGATCAGAAGCTACAGTATCAGTTGAAAGAGGATCATTACCATCTGTATTATCGGTAACTGTCACTCCATCTACAGTCACAGAGTAAGTTGTTTTAGCTGTTGCCTGAGTTATAAAGACTATTGCTTGAGTTATATTACTAGTACTATTTGATAAAGCAGAATCCATTGCTGTTGTGATACTTGTGTTAACAACAAAAGTAAAGTCAGCAATAGTTACTGTCTTCATCACACTTCTAGGATCTGATGTATTTAGGTAAGCAGTTCCATCAGGTTTTGTTACTGTCTTCTCTGTGCCATCCAACTCATAAACTTTGACATTACCATTACTAAATATTGCTACATACTGTTCACTAGCATCTCTATTTATAGTTTGGATATGAACATTACCAAGAGTAGAACTACCAACTGAAGCTAAAAACTGAGATCCCGACCTTTTTGTAAGACCAAGAACAGGGTTGCTATCAGCATTATCTTGTATATCAGCGTGGTCTGCTTGCTTCAAGGCATCAGAAGACTGCGATATACCTCTTAGTAATGTAGGTATAGATCTTGAAATAACACTCATAGTTATCTAATTAAAGCACTAGAAGGATTGTAGGTATCAAAGACATTTGTAAGAGAAGGATCTCCTCGTAGCATATTGTGATCTCCATTTGCTAAATCTGTTTCCATTAATATAGCTCTAGCTCTTACTTCGTCTTGTTGTGTATAAGTTCTTAATCCTTGGTCACTTACAAGTCTATCAACAAATATTCTTGCAGCTTTAATATTCATATAGTATCTAGCTGGTTCTGGTATCTCATTAAAATCTCTAAAATAAACAACAGTACAAATCAAATCTTCATCAAATTCATACTTATTATTTTGTCTGTCATATAATTTTAAAGCACGTTGTATAGGATCTATGGTCGGGTGTTGATGAATATTAGCATCTACTCTTAATACATTAGAAGGTAAGTTTACATGATTAGATCCATCTCTAGTAAGAGTTACATCTGTTTCAGTATTAAAAGACCAACCTTCTGACTGTACACTTTTGTTTACTTCAGTAAGAGTGGATTGAGCAATACGAGCATCAACAGGAAGAGTACCGACAAGACTGTTTATAGGTGCTTCTCCTATAGCAGCCAACATAATGTTGATACATTCAAGTTCTGTGGTTTCAGCTACAGCCATTACATACCTGCCTGTTTAAGTTTTTGTGCTTTAACTTTTTGTGTCTCTTTAAAAAATCTAGCTTTTTCACCAAGAGTAGTTTTACCTGTATCGGTCATCTTTTTATTATAAGCATCAACATAAGCTTGCCCTTCTAATCCAAGAATACCTTTCTTCTTTTTGTTTTTACCAAACATAATTAGTACCCCTTCTTTTTAATTTTAAGTGAGTCTCTCCCACCTTTCTTTTTCTTTTTAATATTGTAAGCTTTTCCTTGTGGCATAATTAACTCCTTTAAGCTTTTTTAATTTTAAGTGATGTTCTGTTTTTGTTTGGTTTTTTTATAAGCTGATTTACAAGCATATATCCTTCTGGAACCACAACATCATTATATTCTTCCCAATACTTTTCAATTGCTCTATTGTATCTTGGTTTTAATTGACCTTTACTAGGTGCAGATAAAGGTACTTTTATTCTTTTTTTAGTCATTGATAAAAAAAAAGGGTATCTAATAATAAGATACCCTATAAATTGAAATTAAGAAGCAGATAGCTTAATAGTAGCTGCACATTCTGGTCTTAGGATTCCATGACCAAGAGCATACTTAGCAACCATTAATGTACCTTGATACATAATTCCGTAGTCAGAACCAGAGATCTCAGTTGTCATATCCATTAGCTTAACTGTACCAACAGCAGACTTATGGAAGACAAGACCAATAGTTTTACTATCATCACCTGAGTAAGTGTTATTAGCACCACTTGGGTTAGATCCTACGTTTGCTTGAGGTACGTTGTTAGACATCATTACAGGGATGCCAGCAACTTGTTGTACCTTACCAGAAGCAAACGAACCATTACCTTGTGGGTTAAAGTCAACGTCTACTGTTCTAGTAGCAGATTCAGCAAGTTTGTAGTACTCAGCAGGTGGTAGTACACAGAAACGATCTGTTGGAGGGATGTCTCTCTCGTCAAATGTCTGTGCAATATCATAGATAGCTGCTGCTATCTCATCACCAGTAACATCAGAGGATGCTGTATTACCATTAGCAAGTGTTAATACAAGACCACCATTACCACCTGTAAGAGTAGTAGATGCTCTTGAAGCATTTGCTATTTGCTTGGCTACGTTTTGATCGTAAGTACGAGCAAGTGCTTTACCAAGCTCATCAGCGTAAGTTGCTCTTACGTCATAATGATTCTTGAGTTCATCTATTGAAGCAATGAAACTCTGTGCAATTAGAAGATCATCTATGTTGATAATCTTTTCATTCGCTAAGATCTGGTTTGCTCCTACCAATGGATTTCCGACCGTATGATAAGCCGCAGTCGCAGTTCCTAGAACAGGAAACTGTGCTGATTTTCCACTTGTAATAGTACGAACTGAATGAAGCTGTTCATTAAAAATGTTATTTCTGGTGAACGCAGTTAGCACCTCACCTGAGAAAATTTTTAAAAACAGGGCATCAAAGCCTGTTCCACTATTGTTAACCAGACCAAGGCGAGAGGTAGTGGCGTTAGCCATACGAAAACTCCTTAGTTAATGTTTAAAAATTTGAGAAACTAACTTTGCTTCAATCCTTTCTCACAAGTGGTATCTGACGCATCAGGCACTTAGATATTTAGATTTCTACTTTGTTAAGTTTTTACTGACCCACAATTCCACTTCCTTAAAGCAAGGGCTTTGCGAGTTAGCTTGCCATCTTTCTTTAATGGTCCTTTTGACTTAGACATTCTTGCACAAAAAGATTTCCTTCTTGATTTTTGTCTAGGTGAAAGACCACTTTTTTTTGTGACAGGTGCTTGCAAGTTACTACCTGTCTTAGCGTTAAGATATGCTCTACCTTTAGCATTAAGACCCCCTGTAGGATCTTTATGCTCTATCCGTAGAGATACCCTATTCGCCATGAAAAATGTAAGCTATTTAAAATATAGCATTATTACGCAATCTTTAAACTGTCTCTGCTTTTTTTCTTTTTAGGAAAGCCAGCTTTCATGTTTGCATAAGCTTTATCAGTAATCGTACTTTTCTTTTTAGAACGACTGATGCCTTTCTTTTTTCTTTGGTTGATGTTGTAGTAAAGACCTTTTTTCATAGCTAACCTTAATTACCAAATACGTTAGAACCAGCTAAACGTGATTTAACATTTTCTGTGTAGGCAGAATCTTTTTCCCAACGAGGATCAGACATAGCAGTTACAACTTCTGCTGTTGTTCTAAATGGTGTAGCACTATTACCAGCAGTACGACCTGAGTAAAGGTCTGGTTCAATTCCCATAGCGTTATTGTATTGTGAATAGATACCTTGAACAGCCAACTTAATAGCAGGTCCATCTCCTGTATCAGTTAACTTATTAAAGGATTGGACTTGTTCAGCAGGTAAGTTTTCCATAGCCCACGAAACCATCTTGCCATAAGTTTCATCACCACCTACTGCATCTTTAATACCTTGAGCATCTACTTCACCTGCCATACCAGCATTACGAAGACCATCTAAATAGGTATCAATAATTTGTTTTGAGAAACCAGCTTCACCTAGTTTGCTGTAATCATCTTCAGAGATCTCATCATTCTCTTGAAAACGATTTGATATATCTTGAGCATCAATACCAACTTCTTCTAGTACAGAAGCAAGACCATCTCCATAAAATTCTTCAGCATTAAAATCAGATTCTTTAGTCTCCGTTTCTTCTGTTTGCTCTTCTGCGTTACCTTCTGGTTCTTCTCTGGTTTGATCTATAGCTCCAAGCTTACCTTCAAGTTCTTTGTAGCTTCCTACTAAATCTTCTACGCTTTTAAACTTACCAGCATATAAACCATTGTCGTCTTTTAAACCTTCCAAGTCATTAGCAGACATTGGTGGTGTCTCTGACACATTTACTTGTGATGAAGTCATAGTGGTTTTTTATTTAACTATAGTGAATTGTACTGCCATGTCTAGTAGTAGTGTCACCAGACTTCTCAGGTACAGGGTTTTCTTCGTTAACTCCTAGTTCGCTAACGACAGCTTTAGCAGAGACAAACTTTCCGTTCTCATCTCTTTTTTTACTGGGCTTCTTGGTTGGCATTGGGGTCCTCCATTGGTTGTTGTTGTGAAGCTGCTGCATCAGATAATTTTTTAGGATCAACTAAAGGTGAGCCTAAAGCAGCAGGTCCAAGACTTTGAATAAGCTGTTGCTGTTGCATAGCTTGTTGTTCAGCTTGGATTTCTTCTTGTGTTTTTACTAGGTTAGCAGTATCTATACCGATACTGGTAGCAAGACGTTTGACCGCTTCATCCACATTAACGTACTGTCTCATTACATCTGGTCCTAACGCTTGAGCTACAGTTCCAATAAACTCAATCAGTTTGTTTCTATCATTACCCCTACCAAGTCCTTGAAGTCCTGTCACTATCTTAGGTGTTATCAAATCATCAGGCAGCTTTGGTACTTTGCCTTGCCTTACTAACATGTGCATACGTCTTTTTAAATATGGAAGTTGGAAAGATTGCGTTAGAGTTGAGTACACCCCACCCAAACTATTCTCTAGCTCTTGTGCCATAAGATTTATTTCTGCTGCTGTTACTCTTTCTGCGTCACGTTGTACTGATCTAGCCATTAGAAAAGCAAACTCAAGTCTTGCTTCTATTCTTTGTATTGCACTAAACGCAATGCTGAAGTCTCCACTTTTACCTACTTGCATCACAGAAATATCAGAAGCAAGTCCTTCTCTTACTGCTCCATTCGGGGCTTTGCTTATGGTCGCTGCTCTTGTGACACCATTGGGATTGACTAGAAATAAAGTTTTTGCACTAGCAGCAGCCCCTTCGATTATTGCTTGCATCAAAGACTCAAGACTAATTAAGTCTCCTCTGTATTCTTCTACATATCCTCTTCCGTAATCTTCTCCATCACACCGAATCAAGCGAAGGGGACCTATCCAAGGCGATACATCTAGTTTAGATCTGCCATCCGTATTCGGTATCTTTTCTCCTTTACATTCTTGAAACCAGAAGACATCATCATTGATTCTTTTAACATGTGTATATATATCAAGATCATCTGCCATAGTCTTAGCATCATAGTTATCTTTCTTCTTGATCTGTTCTAAGAAAGCAGCAGGTAAAGCTTGAGGATGTATTGTTTCCTTAACAAGAATTTCTAATACGTTACCCATTTCATCACGCTTACAAACAAACTTAGATAATGGATAAACTTTAAGACCTGCATCTGTTAGATATAACAAGACATTACCCGATACAATTAAATGTTTGAGAGCTTCAAACATAGCAACCCTATCATTAGATATTTCTATCTGATTCATCAAAGCATTTTCTATAGTGCGTAGTCCTTTATCTATCTCACTCTGCATTTGTTCTTGCCCTTGCTTTCTTATCTCAAGGTCATCTATTTCTAATTTAAAAAATGCTGTGCTTGGTGGCAGCAAAGTCATTAATAATTTATTCGATAAGCTATTAACACCACGACTACCAGTAGCTTGGAAAGGTGTTTTAATTCTTGCCCTTGTACCAGATGTTTGTTCTGGTATCAAGCTAGGTATCGTTAGCTTTGAAGATTCTTTTGCTTCTCTATCATAGACAGACCTACTACTAACAAGTGCTTCGTACCTACCTGCTGCGGTTGTACCTTGTGTCGAGTATTCCATATTAAGCTGGGTAGTTTAAATCTCCACCTTTACCACCATCAAGCAATGGTATCTGTAATGACCTAGTTCCCATTCTTCTGCCTTGAGCTATTTTCGTATTAGAAGCTTGTTTCTTTTTTTGTTTACCAACAACAACTGCATCAGCAGTATCTTCTATAGGAGAATCAACTGGTTCGGGTGCAGGGGCAGGTGGGGGTGAAGGTCGTGATCCTAAACACATGGCAGGTGTATATTATTTTTTCCTTATACTAGCATGAACTAAATTAAAGTCTTCTTTTTAGTTTGCGTTAACTTTTGTGCTGTTGCAATAGTTGGGTTAGAAAAGTTTTTAGTTTCTTTTTGCTTCTTAATTTTTAAACTATCTGCTGTTTCACTTTTTTTGTTTGTATCTTCAAGACCTTCTTGTTCACCTGTAATTACAACAGGATCATTCTTGCTTTGATACTTTGCAACTTTAGGTTGAGTAGGACCACCACCACCAAAACACATAACTAATTCTCCAAGACTTTGTTATTGAGCATAGTTTCTTTCTGTCTTTTCTGCTGTTCTATTAGATAGTTAACAACAGATCTTTCCCCTGCACGATACCATACTTCTCGATCAGTAAACGATAAGTCTGGGTGTCTATCAGGAAACACACTACTTAAACTGTTTATAAGTTCGTCAGTAATTACTGGTAAATTCACAGAGATAAAAGTGTTATATCTATATTATATGTTATCCTAATGATAGCAAGGAGTGGTTACCTTGTTGCACAGAAAAATGAAAAAGACTCTAGGTGAGTGGTTCCATCTAGAGTTTTTTTTATGGTTGCCAAAGTTTTACTTCACCTGTGCTGTAGTTGTAGTCTCCTTCTCGTAGTATTCTTGTGAGTCTTGCATTGAGAATAGCATCAGCAATACTGTAACCTTTCTTTGTATATGTCTCCTGTACCTTAGACCATAGTGCATCTCTAGTATCTGGTGTATTGGCTAGTGTCTTGGAAGCAGTAACCATGCCCATACCTTTAAGACCTGCGATACCATCACCTGAGTCACCAGCTAGTGACATCTCAAACCAATGCCTGTCTGCTTTCTTCTCTGTTATATGTAAGATCTCATCTTCTTGTATTAACTTACAAGGTATAGTCTTCATGTCTTTATCTACTGAGACTATGATTGGATTTTTATACTGACCATTGGTAGCCAGCAAACCAAGCACATCATCTCCTTCTAGGTTTGGATAGGCAGCAGATTCATATTCATTCTTTATTTTTTTGATAATACTTTTAAGTGCTAGTGGTTTTCGTTTACCTATCCTATTAAGTTTGTACTCAGGAAATATCTCATGTCGAAATGTAGGGTAAGAAGTAAAGCACATAACCACATCATGCTTGTCTTCTGCTATTTGTTTATATACATCTAACCTGCTTTCAATCAGGTTCATAATATCTCTTTCATCAGAGTGAAGAGTATGTTGCCAATCATTCCATCTTGTATCTACTTCACAAGCACAACAAGAAGAATAGACTAGCCAATCAGCATCAATTAATAAAGTCATAAGTCAGCAAAGTCATTTTCATATACGGTTAATCGACCTGTCTTCTGGTCGTATAATAATTTATCTACCTCTCCTGTCATCCCTGTATGTCTAGACTTGAGTACCTTTAGCTGTAATCGCTGTCTTTCACTAGCATCTCCTGTCTGGTTTCTGGAAGCCGAGAGTACGACATCACTTAGTTGAAGTAGTGAATGAGATCCTCTCAAGTCTGAAGTATCAACCTCCCTGCCTGACTCATGTGACTGTCCTTGTGGTCTTCGTAAGTGACTGACCAATACAAGAGCTATACCTGTAGCTTCACATAAACTTCTTAGCTTGGTCATTATTATATCTATGGCTTTACGCTCATTGTCTAACTCTAAGCCTGACAAAACTATACTGATGTGGTCAAGGATTACTACTTGCACTCCATCAACTGTTGCCAAGTATCTAATCTGTTCTAGCAGTACATCAGGTTCAAGACTACCGAAATGGTTGTAAAGAAAAAGACTGCGACTTGACGTTATTTTGTCAAATGCAGTCTTCAGACTAATTTTATCTATGCCATCCTCATCTAAATGCAAAGGCACATTCATGTCAATACCTACTAGACCTTGAAGAGTTCTTTGTACTGATTCTTCTAGTCCTATATAACCTACCTTCAATCCTCTCTTAAGAAAGTGATGGCAGAACTCTCTGCAAATTGTGGACTTACCTGCCCCACTTGCGGAAGCTACTGTAAAGAGTTGTGATGGAAACAAACCTCTTGTGAAATCATTTAGTTTTGGAAAGGGAAAGTCTGTAACAGCTTTACTTGTTTCTTTTGTAAACAAATCCCAAGCATCAGCAGCATTAATTAGGCAGTCAGGTCTTACTGGTCTAGCCTTCCATAATCTTTCTTGTACTACATCTCCTTCACCTAGTACAAGATGATCGTTAACATCATTACGATCTAACCTAGCTATTGCAACCTTACCTTTGGGTAAGACTTCCATACATTTCTCTGCTGCTTTATTACCAGCTTCATCGTTATCAAAGCATAAGACTATACGACAATAAGTATCTAACCATTTGTAGTTAGCTGCTAGATACTTAGCTGCTGATTGTACACCTGATGGGATAGAGATACAGGGAAACTTGTTACCTTGTATTTGAGATCCACTCATGCAATCAATCTCACCTTCAAAGCAACTAACAAATATAGATCCATTACTACCATGTTGTCGCCATAGATGCTGACCCCATAGTTGTACGTTAGACATCTCACCTATCCAGATAAACTTCTTATCTTGAAAGCGTATGTGCTGTGCTACATCTCTACCTTTCTGGTCTTTATATGTAGCGACTTGAACAGGTTGTCCTCTATATTCTGCCTGTCCATATCCAAATAGTTCGCAAGTCTCCTTAGTGATTCCACGTTTAGGTAAAGCTATAGGTGTAACCTTCAATAGTTTTGGATTTGTTTTCTTTAATGGAATGATGTTACTCACTTTCTTTTCTTTAGTTTTGTTTGGGTAGTAGGTGTATTCGCAATCCATAGTGAAGCAATGTTCATGCCCATCATCAAAGACTGCACAGTTCTTTTTGCCACACTCAGGGCAGATCTTTTTATTCTTGTATTGGCTCTTCATTTAAACTACAGTTGTGTTCTTCAAGGTTTACATCAACCCATTCTTTGCCAGTAAATACTATCCACATATTTCTGTGGTCATCAAATACTACACAACCTATGTCTGGGTTGGGTGGTAAAGGGAAGCTAGGCATACCAATCAGTAGGAATAAATTTATCGCAGTAGAGAAACCCATGTCTCTCACACCATTTGGCATAAGAGATAGAGTTCTTTGC